CGTCTGATACACACGAAGTGGGACACCGATACCTGATCCGCTATCACCAGTGTCATCACCGGGACGATACGTCTCAAGATACTCAGTGTAGGGAATAACAGCTAACCTGCGTGGCTGATTGCTCTTGTCAGCAAGTTGCTTAATGTAGAATGATTCCCAGTCTACTGAAGAAATATCCGCTGGGAAATCATACGTTCCCGTTCCAGCAGTTAGTGTTTGTTCATAGGTAGTTAATGTAAAAGGCCACTCCTGTGCAGATTGAATAATCTTACGAACAGAAGAGTTAACAGAATCTTTGGCAAGAGCCTGTACATTGCGAACAGTTCCGAAATCATCTTGGTCAATTACGACCTCATTGAGACGGCGGAGAAGTTCATTTGTGATATTCAGGAATGTAGCCATTTACATTAAATACCTTTACGGGAAGAAGGGGGCCGAAGCCCCCAACTCAGTGTTGCTTAGATTTGATCTCGTGCAACTTCGTCAGCGGCAATAGGTGCAGTCATGTCTAGGACTAAAGCCCACACACGTACCTTACCTGCCGTGCCTGCGCCAGTAACGGTGGAGTCAACTACAATAGATGCCTCCGCTGTTGTAGCTACAGGAGTGCTTGCTTCTACGAGGATGTCTCCAAGTGAAGCGGCTTGGACATTAAGAGCAGTTGCAATATCTGTTCCGCCAAGGTCAAGGTTAAACGTATGTGCCGTTGAACCTGCGACAGCTTGAGTAACCACTGCCCCTGCCGCAAGAACGACAGCGTTAGCAGGAATGGTAACAGAGTTAACAGTTCCTGTTGCAGTTGGAAGAGTTACCTCTGCTTCTACTAAGCGTCCTAGCTTAGCAACCGTTTGTGATAATGTAGCCATTATAAAATCCTCCTATTAATAGCCAGTTTGGTAACGTAAAGTTACAAGTGACTCTGGACGAAGGATCTTACGACCGTACAGGTGCATACCACGAACGATGTCAGCGAAGCTGTCTGGATCACGGTAAGTTTCAGTCTTGTTGATCTGCTGAGCAGTAGCAACCGCTGAATCGTGACCAGCTACGATTACACCGTAGTTAGTCGCCTGTGGAGTTGTAGAAGCAACTGCCGCACCAGTACCAACCGCAGGAAGGTTGTTAGAAACATATACACGGAAGCCGTGCAAGTTGTTAATAACAAGACCGTTCTGAAGACCAGAACCACCGAAGTCAGAGTTGAACAAGTTAGAGCTTTCGTCTTTCAACATCTCAGCGTAGATTGGATCAATAACAATCCAACGGCCTTGAGTGTCAACGAACTGCTGATCTAACAGACGGCCCATACGAGCGATAGCCTGCAAAGGAGAAGCAGAAGTTGTAGCAACTGCGTCCGCACCCGGAAGGCGTGGAACGATTGGAAGTGCTTCGCCAGCATCTCCACCAGTTACGTTGAAGTCAGATGCGTCCAGCTTCATTGAAGCCAACAACTCATCAGTACCAGCAGTTGCAACAGCAACAGTACCGTTTACTTGATCATTGACAGTACCAGCGGCTGAGTGCAGTGCAGACTGCTTGTAGCCAGAAAGGTAGCCAAGGACTTCTTGGTCATACTGGTCACGTAGGCGATACGCCGCACGATCAGTAGCCATTTGCATGAAGTTCACATGTGAATGCGCTTCTTCAATGTCGTCCATCTTGAAAGCAAAGTAGTTAGCTTTGTCGATGTTCAGAGTGAAATCTTCGTCATCCAGATTCTGCGCTGTGATCTGTGAACCACGAGCATATGACTGAACTGAAATTTCAGGCTCTTTGATGATCTTCACTGAATCACCCATTTGAGCGATTTCACCGAAGTAGTCGTTGTTAGTTACGTCTTCAACAACTGAAGACTTACGGAAAGCAAGCTGTACCTGCTTTGAGTAGATTACGGGGCTAAAGTTACCATTAGGTAGGTTACCGTAGCCCGCCGCAGATGTAAATGCCATGATGACATCTCCTTGATTGCATAGGGTTAAGGTTATGTGTAACTTCGCAAGAGGCCATCTAACATCAGGGTGGTAAGCTCACCGGCCAAAGTGAACATACGGCCTGCGTAGTTTGGGTGTTCTGTGAAGGTGGAATTAGGATTCGTGTCATTATAAGAACTGGCAGGAACTTATAACAACACGCTTCCATACTCCTGTATTACTGCGGGTGTCCTTGCGGAGGCCGCATATTAATGTTTTGTGGACATAGTTATATCCAGAAAATATTATATGTCAACACTTTTATCGTGCTGAACCAGATAAATCGTAAATAAACTTACCTGAGCGCATAGCTTCTGCAATAGCATCAGCATTCTTTTCATACTGTTGGGCAGTCATACGGTTAACATCTGACTCCTTAATGTACGATTTAGTTTCATCGCTCTCAGGAGAGGAACGCTCAGAACGTGTACCAATCGCCTTAGCCGCATCCTTGTTACTAGATGACTTAGCTTTTGCTGTGATACCCATATCAGCTTTATACAGATCAATCGCACGAGCGGCTGATTTAGCATCACTATCGTTATCATAGAGTGCGTCTTGTACCCACTTAGGTTGATCTTCAACCCAATTGTGGAAATCGTCTGTATCACGAATTTGTTCAAAGTCAGGGTGCAACCGCATGAGTTCAGCTTCCGCTTTCTCTTTCTGTGCTTCCTGCTTCATTTCATCAATTTGTTTAAACTTGCTTTCAAACTCAGAGGCTTGCTCGTGAGCTTTCTTCATAGCAATTGTTTCTACAATCTGAGCAACGTCTGGATACTGTTCCATCCAAGTCTCTAATTCAGATTCAGACTTAGGATACTGAATCTCTTTCTTGGTTGATGCTTCTAGCTGTGTGCGTAGTTCATCAATCTGCTTTTGTAAATCAGACTCTGTTTTCTGCGCGTGGCGACGAAGATCACCGTATCGTTTTTTAAACGTCCTTTCTTCTGCGCCTTCAGGCTCTGGGCCGTCGTCAACTATTTCTTCAGTTGTCTCTTGCTCCTGTTGATTGCCTTTTAACAAGGCTTCAAGTTCAGCCTCTTCTTCTTCAATACGCTTCTTATTAGCATTACGCTTAGCAAAGCCAGATGCGACTTTGACTTGTTCGACTTTAGTAGCCATTTCAGTTGTAGTTGTAGACATTGTTTCATCCTTTGTCTGGGGCTAACGGTAGCTTTTTAGGGCGTTAGGTAGCCAGTTAAATGTAGGCATTAGGGTTGCCTACGGACCTGTTATTCTAAGCCGCCTTCGTTTGCAACATCGTCGGCGGTTCCACTACTTTCAGACATGCCTGTGTCATTAGAACTATTATCATTTCCACCGGATTGATCACCGTAGTCTTCTGCCATTGTTGGATCATATCCAGATGTTGCTCCACGCTTGCCTGTGCTGTCAACACCGCCTGATTTGGTTTCATCTCTGCCAAGTTGGTCATAGCTAGTTCCAGTTGTTGATGCAATCTCAAGTCCCGATTTAGTTTCGCTTGACAATCCTGATGTATCGCGAACGAGGCCATCTTGGTCTACATATGTATTTCTTGTTTCATCAGTGAATCCTACTGGAGTTCCTTCTTTTGCAACATCAAGAACTTTAGTGGTTGGGTTAGTTAAACGAGAGTATAAACCATCTGCTTTGTATTTATCTGGATTTTGCGCAGTGGCGACACGAGCTACTTCTTTGAAGTAGGCGTTTCGTAAGTTGTTATACTCTTGCTCCCTGCCCTTAATAGCACCAAACGCTACTGTAGGAACACCCGCCAACACTGCGGCGGCGGCGATTCCAAAAGACTTAAGTCCAAAATTAGCTAATTCATCTTGTGCTTTTTGTAAAGCCGGATCATCAACTTTTCCTGTCAATGCCCTGCCTATATCAATAGCAGTTTTTCCGGGATCTTCTGGCCCATCTCCACCATCTCCACCTTGTTGTACAACTTTAGGAGCTACAACAGCGGGAGGCTTTACTTCTTCTGGTTTGTAAACTTTATAATCTTTTGGTACTTCTTGTTGAGGAACGCCATCAATAAACATGATGGTAATCATTTCACCGTTGGGTCCAATATATTGACGTTGTTCTGTAACACCTTTTTCTTGCCCTGCGGCTTGTTTTGCGGGCTGGCTGATAAATTTAGAGTAGTCAGGCATCTGCCCTTGTGGCAAGGCGGGAGCTTGATAACCAGTCTGTTGCTGAGGAGGCTGATAGCCGTAACTAAATTGTTGAGGGGGCATCTGGCCGGGAATAACTGCTCCTGCCTGAGCCTTCACTACACCGCCCAGCGCGAACTGCATAGTCTCAGGGCTGTTAGGATCAAACTCATCAATCATAGCATCAATGTCAACATCCATGTCTTCGGTGTCATCCATTGTGGCTTCTTCGGAGTTGCCCATCTGTCCCATGGCATCCATCTGTGCCAAGCCCTTCTTGGCTTTATTACGAAGCTCCATGAGATTCTCAAGACCAATGTAGCGAGTCACATCTGCGGGGAATACAAACTCACCCTCACTTAGTTGTGCGGGAATGTCATCCCGAACCTCTTTCTGTGTAGAGCCTGCTGGAACATCATTGCCCGATACAGGATCGACAGTGCCCCCTTCATCTTTAAGGCCGCCATCTTCCATGCCTCCTTCGGCAAAAGCGGAAACTGTCTGATCTTCCAAATTGCGCCGTGCGCGGCCCTTTGCCATTGATTCATCCCCTTCAATACTGTTGATACGCGCCTTTGGCTTTTTAAGCGTTTTTTGAATATTTAACTTGTCTTGTTCTGATAAGGTTGACATGTAGGCATCAAGCTTATCCGTCTTTTCACTTGGATCAACCAACCCAAGAAAATCATCTTCGTTGATCAACTCCAAATCACGCATCTGTATGTTGGCTTTTGCATCTGGAGTCACAAGTTCTGTAGAAGAATCACCAAGGATCTGATCAGCCGTTGCTTTTCTCTTGGTCATTTCTTTCCAGTACTTAGATTCAACAGCCCTAGAAGTCTCTTCTGACATTAAAGATGGACTACGTTTTTGCGCCGCTTTTACTGCAAGATCTTCTGTTTTGTGTGTACTGGTAGGTTTAATTTGTTTTTCATCAAGAAGTTTGATAAGTTCAGATTTAGAATACTCAATGCCGTCATGTATAGATGGAACATTTACATATTTCCCGTTGTACGGAATAGTCATAGATTTTTCAGTGACTATTTCTCCACTATGAGAAATGTATATAGGGCGACCTGCTTCTGTAGTGAATTCAGTCATAAGTCCAACAGGACGGGAGCCAACCTGATTAATATCATCATATAGCCCTTCAAGTCCCTTAAAATCAACCATCGGATAAAGCCTCATCTCTTAAATATTTAAGTGATCGCAAAGCTTGTACAGCACCCTGCGCCTGATGGATGGATACTATGTTGTCTGATTGCTCTAGTTTTCTATGGTTTTCGGATATCATAATGTCTAAATACTCACAGAAGGCATCCCACTGTTTTGCGTTACTGCAAAGGGATTTCAGCTTGCCCACCACCTGCTTCCGGTGTTGGCTGTTGTCCACCTTGATCATTTCCTGTAAATCCTTGTTCTCCCGGTACAGGAGCTTGTCCTACACCGATATTACCTCCGCCTGTACCAGCAGTATCTTGTACTCCCGGTGGACCACCCGCAGGTTGTGCTGGAGGAGCAGGTGGCGCATT